GAAGAGCGCCTCGAAGCCGAGGCCGGGGTCCCGGCGCACCGCGTCCCATGACCACGCCACACGAGGAAGTGCTCGCCCTCATGCACACGCGGGCGTTCCTGTTCGACCTGCTAGACACCACCGCGACGCCGAGGGTCCCGCGCCCGGTGCGCGAGCGCGCCCGCGCCTGCCTGCGCCACTTCCCGCTGCTGCCAGGCCAAGAGCACGCCTCCGCCCTGCTAGAGCGCGCTTGGGCTCGTGGCGGGGCTGGTGGGCGCAAGGCCGGGGACGCATGACCGACGCGGTCCTCGCCCTTCGCCGGGCCGTTCTCGACGCCAAGGATGCCGACCGGGCCGACCTGCGCGCGGCGTTTGCGGGCTCATTCGCCGCGTGGTGCGAAGCCTGCGCGTGGACCTACCGGGTGAAGGAACTCGACGAGACGGGCCGCGAGCGCCCGGCGCGGATGCCGAACGTCCCCTTCACCTTGTGGCCGTGCCAGGTCGAGGCAGCCGACGCCGTCATCGAGAGCGTGACGAACGGCCGCGACGTCGTGATCAAGAAGTCCCGCGATATGGGCGCGTCGTGGCTCATGTGCGCGATCGCCACGTGGGGGTGGATGTTCCACGGGTGGCAGACGTTGCTCGTGAGCCGCGTCGAGGACCTCGTGGACCGCACAGGCGACCCCGACTCGCTGTTTTGGAAGATCGACTACCTCGTGACCGCGCAGCCCTCGTGGCTGTTGCCCTGCCCGTCGGGGGACCTTGAGAAGGGCAAGAAGTGGCGGCAGCACCTGATGCTGCGCCACCCGACCACGGGCGCGACGATCGCCGGGCAGGCGAGCACCGAGCACATCGGCCGAGGTGGCCGTCGCACCATGGTCGTGTTCGACGAGTTCGCGGCGCTCGACAACGCGGCAGCAGCGTGGCGCAGCGCGGCCGACTGCACCTCGTGCCGCATCGCCAACAGCACGCCCATCGGCGCAGGCACGGAGTACGCGCGCCTCGTCAGCCAGGCGAGGCTGCATGGCGAGCCGACCCTCGTCGAACTCATGTACCACGCGCACCCCGAGAAGGGCCGAGGGGCCGAGGTGCGGATCGACGACGATGGCGAGGTCACCGGGTTCGCCGGGGCCGAGTACACGTGGACCCCGTGGCTTCAGGACCAACTCCGGCGTCGCGACCGGATCGACCTGTGTCAGAACGTCTTCGCCGAGAGCGTCGGCAGCGGCGCGTCGTTCTTCAGCGCCCACGTGGTCAGCACCCACCGGGGAGCGCATGGCCGGGAGCCGAGGCGCTGCGAGGTGCTTCGGGGCCGCTTGGAACAGCACCCCGAGGGACGGTGGCGCGTGTTCACCGAGCCGACGCGCACGACGGAGTACGTGGTGTTCCTCGACCCGTCATACGGTACGGGCAACGCGAACGCGGCCGCCTGCATCATGGACGCCGAGAACCGGGAGGTGGTCGCCGAGTTCGTGGACCCGAACATCAGCACCTACGACCTGGCGCTTGAGATCGCGCAGATCTGCCGCAAGGTCTACAAGGGGCGGAGGGAGCCGCTTGTGGGGTGGGAGATCAACGGACCGGGCGCGAACCTCCAGCACGACTTCGAGCGCGCGCAGTACCGGACTGTGTACAGAGAGCGTCAGACGGGCACGAAGACCGAGAGTCGTACACGTCGAGTGGGGTGGAACTCGACCAAGCGCACCAAGCGGGTGCTTCTCGGCGGGTTGGCTCGTGCCATGGCGCAGGGGGAATGCTGTATCCCGAGCGAGGACACACTCGACGAGATGCTCGAATACGTGGTGCTTGAGGACGGCAGCATCGAGGCGGGCAGTCGGCGTGACGAACAGTCGGGTGCGCGAGAGGCTCACGGCGACCGGGTGATCGCGACCGCCGGGGCGCTGATGCTCTGCGACGAGGCCGGGTACACGGCCGAAACACCCCCCGCATACGAACGTGAGACCTTGGGGGCTATTCTGAAGCACGATGAGATCCAAGATGGCTAAACGCAAGCGCGGCCCATCCCTGTCAGTTGGGCGAGCAGAAAAACTTTCGGTCAAGGCGGGCGGCGGGCTGACGGCGAAGGGACGTGCCAAGTACAACCGGGCGACCGGATCGAACCTCAAGGCTCCGACCAAGGACAAGTCGAGCGGCCGTCACAAGTCATTCTGCGCTCGATCGAGGTCCTGGAAGGGCGAGCGCGGACTCGCAGCACGCAGAAGGTGGGGATGCTGATATGGCGAAGAGGAACTCGCTCGTCGGAAACATCAATCGTCGCAAGCGACTGGGCATCTCGCGCCCCAAGTCGCAGTCAACGGTCAGCGCGAAGTCATATTCCGCCATGAAGCGCGGATGGAAGAAGAGGAAGTGATGCCGAAGGTAGGAAAGAAGAAGTTCCCGTACACCGCAAAGGGCAAGGCCGCAGCCAAGTCCTACGCGAAGAAGACTGGCAAGAAGATGTCGAAGAAGATGGGCTACTGATGCCGTTCAAGAGCAAGGCACAGCAGGGCTTCATGTTCGCCACCATGCCGAAGACGGCCAAGAAGTGGGCGAAGAAGACCAAGTCCATGAAGAGCCTCCCGGCTCGCGCGAAGAAGAAGGGAGGTCGCAAGTGAAGAAGGGCAAGAAGAAGGGCGGCAAGAAGTGTTGATTCGCACCTCCAAAGGCGACTATGTTCCGATCTCATCTGTTCATCACATCTCTCCGGTCGGTGGCGACTTGGTTCTCTACACGACTTTGTCGCAGACATTCCACGTTTCGGGCGCAGACGCGGAAGCCGTGCGCTCCCTCATCATCACTCGGCCGGCAAAGCCCGGCAGGAAGGCCACGCATGTACGGCAAGAAGAAGAAGGCGGGTAAGAAGGTCGGCGGATCCGCCGGAAACCGTCGCGGCATGCACGGCCACGACAGGGGCGGCAAGGGCGGCGGCTTCGGTGGTGGCAAGGGCGGCGGCTTCAAGAAGTGATCGATGCTTTCATTCGACCTAGCATCCCTTCAGCGTGAGATTGACGCGGCGGAAGACTTCCGCGATCGCCACATCACCGAGTGGCGGCGTCTGATCGAGCGTTACCACGGTCCTGCCTTCAAGCCAGGAAACGAATCCGAAGACGATCCGGAGAACTTCGTGCATGAGTACGTGGCTTTGCTGTTGCCACGCATCATCCACGACAGCCCGAAGATTCGCGTGAAGAGTGCTCGCCCTGTCACGCAGGGCCAAACGGCCCCGCTGATGCAGGTCGCCATGAATCGCTGGGTCAAGATGACCAAGTTGCGGCGCACGCTTGAGCGGATCGCGGTGGACATGCTTCTCGGCTTTGGCATCGGGATGGTGGTCAACGAGCCGCGCAAGGGATACCGGGCATCGGACGATGCAGATCCGTTCCTGCCTCGCCTGTACCGCATCAGCCCGGATCGGTTCTTCATCGATCCGGCAGCGACAAACACGGAAGATGCCCGGTATATGGGGCATTGTTGGACGATCGACAAGGAAGACCTCCTTGCGATGGCGGATGCACAGGATGGTTGGAACGTCGAGATCATCGAGGGCATGGGAGCCAACAGCGGCCTCGACGAACTGCGTGATGACCTGGACACGCGGCGCGAAATCCCTGATCGCAAGGAACTTGTGTTGTACGAGGTGTGGGTTCCTGAAGTGCGAGATGCTTCGGTCGAGGCCCTCGACATGGCAGCCGGCGGAGGTCTGTTCAACGGCACGATCTACACGGTGCTGAAGGGACAGTCCTCGACCGGAAAGGCGACCTACGAGTTCGCTCGTGAGCCTCGCCCATACTGGGGCCCGCGATCCGGCCCGTACACCATGTTCGGCGTCTACACGGTTCCGGATGACCCGTATCCCCTGTCTCCGATCTTGGCCCTCGTGCCGCAGATGGATGACGTAAACGCCCACCTGCGGGCCATGCGGTACAGCGCGAGTGCATACAAGCGCATCGTCGCGGTGGACAGCCGTAACCCCAAGTTGGCACAGGACATACGTGACAAGGATGACCTCTTTGTGGTCATGGTGGATGGTCTGGATCCGACCAACGTCGTGCCGCTCGAGGTGGGTGGCATCACGCAGCAGCAGGTGGCGTATTCGCAGCAGGCGCAGGATCGCCTCGACCGGGTGTCAGGCATCCACGATGCCATGCGCGGCAACGTGACCGGGCAGCCCACGGCAACCGAAATCGCCATTGCCGAGAGCAGCAGCGGCCTTCGCATGGCTCATCTCAAGAAGCAGTATCAGGAAGCAGTCAATGACGCCCTGCTGACGGCTGCGTGGTACTTGTTCCACGATCAGAAGGTCATGTTCCCGCTCGGCCAGGATGGCGTGGCTGTCATGGGTGAGGCGGAACCAATCTTCAGCCCGATGGTTCTTCAGGGAATGTTCGACGATCTCGAACTTGAAATCGAGGCCATGAGCATGGAGCGCGTGAGCGAGGCCGTCATGCAGCGCCGCGCGATCGAACTTCTGCAAGTCATTGGGAACATCAGCCAGTCGGTGATGGCCGCGCCGCACGTCAAGTGGCGAGAGGTGATGAGCCTCGTCGGAGATGCGCTCAACATCCCAACTCTCGGAGATCTGATCGACGTGAGCATGGCAAATCAGATGCGCGCCGGCGCGGCGCAAGGCGCTGCAATGCAGTCATCGCAGCAGCGACAGGGCGAGAGTCCGCAGGCCATGATGCAGAAGTCCATGAACCGCACTTCGTAAATCGACCATGCCACTGTATCCTTTCATCAATGCCGATGGCTCGTGCGCTGAATTCGTGTTCAGCATGAAAGACGCACCGTCAATCGGAATGACTGTCACTATCGATGGGACGGACTGGGTTCGCGTCGCGAGCGACTTCACGGTCGATCCTGGCTCGAACAGATACCAGTACCCCTATGTGTCGAACGCACTTCCTCGCAACCTCGAGGGGTGTCCGAAGACCAAGCAGGGGAAACCCGTCGTCATGTCGCGGCGACATGAACGCAACATCGCCGCACGTCACGGATACGCCAAGGACTAGGACACGATGAGTGAACCCGAAAGCCAGGTTGTAGAGGTCGAGCAGGACAACAAGCCTGCCGACGCTGTCACTTCGTCAAAGCAGACCGACACCGCAGAGGAAGACGCAATCCTCGATCGGCTCATGTCCAGCAACGATGATGTTGCTGAACCGGAGCCTGTGCCGGCCAAGGCCGAGACACCAGAACCAACCGCCGCACCGAACCCGGATCGCGAGCGGGCAATCGCCGCCCTCAAGAGGGATGGCGTTCCCCAGTCCATCATCAGCCAGACGAGCAACGAAGATCTGCTCGCATGGGGGCTCAAGGCCGCCAAGCGACAGGCCGACGTCGATGAGTTCGGCAACAAGATGAAGGAACTGGAGAAGAAGGTTTCCAAGTCAAGCGATACAGCGAAGAAGGAAGACGCGGCAGAGCAGGAGGACGGCAATGACGCCGAACCTTCCAGCGATGTCGAAGAGTCGGCTTCAGACGCCAACGATCCGCTTCGCGACGTGGAAGAACTTCTCGGAAAGGACGCTGCCAAGCCGTTGCGGGCCATGGCTGACGAACTTTCCAAACTGAAGCAGTCCCAACAGGATCTGGTTCAGCAAGCGTATGCGGTTCAAGCGGAGTCTGCCGAGTTCAGGTTGCGAGGTCTATATGGCGACAAGTCGCCAACCACCGAGCAACTGCACGCGGAAGTCGCCCGACTTGGATCCGCCAAACCAGGAGCATTCACCTCGGTGTTGCAGATGGTGACGGAGGCTTTCTCCAATCTGACCGGAGTCAGCCCAGAGGAGGCGAGTCGCGCCCCCGCGAAGCGATCGAACGTGCAGCCAACCCCGGCAAAGGGCGTGTCCCGAGCCGAACGGCCTGTCTCGAAAGCGGATGCAGAAGACGCGATCCTCGAAGCCCTGCTTGATGGCAAGCCCGCCGCCGAAGCACGCCGATTGACCAGAAAGTGAGCAAACCATGGCTGGTACCCCCATCCAAACCTTCAATGACTTTATGAACGCAACGGGTCCGACGTACATCACGTCGGCGGACGCAGTGATCAACGAGGCCTTCAAGAACACCTACGCCTTCAGCCGTCTTCTCAAGGAGAAGACCAGCGAAGCAACGGTGCAGGGCGGCAACGAAATTCGCGACGTCATCATGTTTGATGACTCCTCGACCTACGATCACTACCTTCCCAATGACACCTTCAACTGGCGCAACGCGCAGACTCTCGACACCATTCGAGTGCCGTGGCGCTTCAGCATCGACCACATGGCGTGGACTGACCACGAGGTCGAACTGAACGGTGGCGAAGGCGCTGGCCGCGATTACGTGAAGTCGCAGTACAAGCGACTGAAGCGGACGAAGGAACAGCGCATGTGGACGAGCCTGATCAACGGCTTCGAGAACGATCTGTGGGCCACCACGTTCGGCAACTACACGAACATGGAGTCGTCCGGCGGTCGTCTGCCCTACAGCCTGCCTGCGTTCATCACCGAAGTTCCTGACGCCGGCAACACGCTCGGCCTGCGCGGTGGCAAGCCCATCGGCTGGACGAACGTGATGAACATCGACGTCAGCACCGAGGACCGTTGGACCAACCAGATCTCGTACTACGACCCCGACATGGCATACAACGCTGCCAAGGTCGAGGCGACGAGCGTCCAGAACGTCGGAACTGGAGCGAACGATTATTCCACCACGATCTTCAATCTGATCGCGGCGTTCGATGACATGTTCCTCAAGTGCGACTTCCAGCCCCCGAGCACCAAGCAGGAGTACTTCGAGAAGCCGGTTCTGAATCGGCAGATGATTCTGTGCTCGCGTCTCGGCCTGAACCAGTACAAGTCTGCTCTCCGTAGCAGCAACGACACGCTGGTTTCGTATCAGGATGCTGCGTACAACAATCCCGCGTATAGCGGCATTGAACTGATGTACTGCTCGAATCTGGACACCGCTGCCATCTTCCCAGGTGGAACGAATCGCACCACGTACAATCAGAACATCGACGCAAGCACGACTGGCGCAACTGAAAGTGCGGCTGTCGATGAGGGTGCTCGCTACTTCTGGGTGAACGGTAACTACCTGACCCCCATCTATCACGCTCGTCGCTACTTCGAGAAGCACGACGTGCTGCGTCACCCCAACCAGCCCTTCACCTATGTGCAGGTGGTGGATTGCTGGTGGAACCTGTTCTGCAACAGCCGTCAGCGTCAGGGCATCGTCGCCCCGCTGGACTCCACTGCCACCTGAACCTGAAGGGGGGCGGTCGGTAACCCCGGCCGCCCCCATCACCACACAGAAAGGAATCAAACATGATTCTCGCTCCTACCTCTGGTCCGATCGGCATTTGGCCGCACGGACACGTCGCACGAATGATCAACCGCTCCGGCGGCGCTCTTGTCCTCGGCGATGTCGTGATCAATTCGTTCAACCACACCAGCGCCGCATATAGCGCGGCTCCGGAAAATGATGCGGCACTTCGACTCTCTCCATTCGCGTCCGTCAAGAAGGCTGATGGAAATGCTGCTGCGTCTGCTGGCGATGGCACGCACTCGCAGGCCGGATACATCGGCGTCGTGGTTGGTCTCGGTAACTTCGTCGGCGCTGATAGCACCGAGGTCGATGTGCAGTTTGGCGGAATTTGTGCTGCGACTGTGTTCGCAAACACAAACAACGTCGTTCTCGGCTCAAAGTTGTTCTTGAGCGATACGGCCGGTCGGCTCGGTAACGAGGGCGACTCGGCAAATCCCGACACGACCGTCGCGATTTCTCTTGGTGCCGTGACTGCCGCTGCAAGCGGATCGATCAACGTTCTGCTGTTCAACGGCCCGATCGACGGCACGGCGACTGCCCTGACGTGATCTGACTTCAGAAAGCAACACCCGCTTGGGGGGGAAACCCCCCAGGCGGCTTTCAATGCCTACGTTCATCGAAGCCAAGAGACATGCGATCCTTGCAGTTGGCGGATATCCGTCGCTGGCTCCTGGGCAGACGCAATCTGCGCGCCTTGCGGAGATCGTGAATCAGGCTGGACAGCACCTATTCTCGAGGCCGTGGCGCTTCCGTGAACGCACCACGAAGTTCATCAGCCTGGTAGCGGATCAGTCGTATGTGGCACTGCCATCCGACTGCGAAGAATTGCTGTCGATCATTTCGACGCAGTCTTTGGGATACCTGATCGAGATGGTCACCCCAGACCACCTCGAGCAACTCCGCCAACTTGGACTGACCATGACGGGCCCTGGCGTGACCCATGCATGCTTCACCCGTCCACCGCCAACAACTGCCGGAGATGCGCTCCCAGCGGCACGCATGGATATCTATCCGACGCCAACCGCTGCCGTAGCGGACGCCATTGCCGTGCGATACCGCGCTGCGTGGGAAGAGATCTCGTCCGGAGCAGCGGATACCTATGTGATTCCGATTCCGAAGTACGCCGATGCCCTGTTCCTCTCGTATTTGCGAGCGTTTGCACAGGCATATGAAGACGAAGGTCTTTCGATGAAGATTGCAGAAATTGAGGCAGGACCGCTACTTGCAACTTCACTGACCAAGGATGGATTGTTGCAGCGCGACATGGGTCGCATTCGACCGACACGTCCAGCAAACAGTTCCAATTGGACTAGGCCCGACTACGGATACGTCCAGAACCCCAACTAACCAATGCGATTTCGCGGCTCATACAACCCATCATTTGTCTACATGACGAACGACATCGTGTATCACGATGGCTCCTCGTACATCGCCAGCAAGGTCGTGACCATCAATACGCCACCCCCGGCAGACGGATGGCTTGTGCTTGCGTTGGGAGGTCGAGATGGCAAGCCAGGACTTCTCGGTTCAGCCGGCGCAAATGGTCAGCCAGGCCGAGGAATTCCGGATGGCGGGGCTGTCGGTCAGGTTCTGTGCAAGACCGGAAATGACTTCTGCGACGCCCAGTGGCGCACTCTGGAGGCCAGTTCGGTTGGTGCGGCTGCTGCCAAGCATCGGCATTCGATTGCAGAGATCGACGGCCTTGAGGCAAGCCTTGGAATGAAGGCCAAGGCGTGGCACGAACACGACATGGATGAGGTGCATGGGCTTCGCACGGAATTGAATTTGCGCGCAGCGGTCAGGCACTCGCACACAAGTGAAGACATCTCCCCAGGCAACATGAGGTGCACTGCGCTGTCGATCCGCTCCAACGCGAATGCGACCATCGCCATGAGTGGGGCAGATGGATCGTCTGGTGCGATCATCACGCATGACACGTATGAGACGTCGATCGATTCGACCGTTCCCGTCAAGATCGATGTGCAGGGACAGGAAGCCGCCGTGTTCCACGCCGGAAAGGTGATGACGCCTCTTCCGGTGTTCTGCCGCAAGATCAACACGACCGAAGGAATCAACCTTGGTAATGCATCCACTCCGAAGAGTGGCAGCGACACCGGCCAGCCCGGAGACGTGCGCTGGGACACGAACTACATCTACGTATGCGTTGCGCGAAACACATGGCGCAGGACAGCACTTGAAACCTGGTGAGGTAAGACATGCCAAAGGGTGATTTCTACAACACGCTGAATGTGCTCGCGCAACTCAAGACAGAGCCGCGCGCGTTGCAATTGGCTTCGACAACCAATGCGACAGTGACCGCAAGTGCAGTGGCAATTTATGCGACCACGACTGTTCCTACGGCGTCTGGACGCACTGCGTCGCATTGGATTCGCACAGAAGGCATGACATACATGAAGATCATGCCGTTCATCGCATCAACGGCTACAAGCCCAGCCATTCGCATAATTGGATGGGATCAGCATACCTCCAGCGGCCTGTATGTACCGCAAATTCTGTGCGATCTTTCGATCACGCTCACTGCCAACGACAACACGATCAACAGCGCATCATTGCGCCAGGCGCGGTCGTTCACCAAGAACAATGGCGACGCAAAATTGTTCAACAGTGATGCAACGCACCTGTCCGGCGCGTTTGCTCTCATCGATACCTGCGGGTGTGGACTGATTGAAATCCACTATCGCGCAGCGAGTGTGTCTTCATCGCCGGCTGCGAACATGTTCTATTCAAGCCTCTGATGCATAGGACGCGCACATGGGAAATGGTCCTGCCAGAGTTGCGAGTTCGCAACAGAATTCTTCCCGTTACTGGAGGCGACGGCTCCACGCTGTCGCTCGACTTCACATCAGGTGTGCTTGACCCGCGATTCACCTTCACGCGCAGCACCACGGCCACCTTCATCAACAGCAACGGATATGTGGAGTCGATGGGTGCTGCTGCATCAAACGATCCAACCAAGGCGCGCTTTGACTATAACCCAACCACGCTGACTGCTCGTGGACTGCTGATCGAAGGTAGTTCTACGAATGAACTAACCAATAACGAGACATTTGGAACTGGCTGGACAGATTCAAACATCACACGCGATAGCACGAATAACACCAGTCCACGAAATGATGCGACTGCTCTGCGTGTGACAGCATCTTCGGCGAATGCGACCATCATTCGTAGTGCTGCAATTGGAACCAGCGCACAAAGAACTCTTTCGGTGTGGCTGCGAAGGGTGAGCGGTACAGGCAACATCCAATTCACGACAAACAACGGCACGGCGTGGACAACGCAAGCCATTACATCATCGTGGGTTCGATATACATTTACTGCCACGACCGAGGCGCAGCGGGTCGGATTTCGCATCGTGACAAGCGGTGACAGCATTGAACTTTGGGGCGCACAACTTGAAGCAGGCTCCGGCGCATCGTCGTACATCCCAACAACTTCATCGACCGTACAACGGGCGGTAGATATTTGCACGATGAGCGATATTGCTGCGATCAACTACAACGCAAACGGCGGAACGCTCTTCGCGCACTTCAGCAATAACACCGAGAACGGAAACTTCGCAGGGTCAATTGCGTTCAACAATGGTGGAAACTACGCGCAGCGATTCCGTTGGGGCAGCGGTGTGTTGCTTGCGTCGTACTTCCAGACCAACGGAACATCTGCACTTGGGTCCAATTTGAATGGCAGTCGGACATCACTTGGAAGCGCAAAGGCGGCTACTTCTTACTCATTTGACGGAACAACAACCAGCACCGCTATGAGTATCAACGGAGCACAGGCAACGACAACGCCTACGAGTTCTGCTACATCTGGGATCTCTATTGCTACGGCTTTAGGGTTGAACAACGATAACAGTAGCGCAGGAACTGGCTATCCAAGCATTGCAATTCGGTCAATCAAGTTCTGGCCGACTGGACTGACAATGGCACAAATGAACGCACTAACGGTGAATCCATGACCGACTACTTTCTTCGCACAAACACGGAAGCGCGGATGGTTGAGGCCTTTGCGGCCATCGGCGTTACAGTCCAGCGCATTGATGGAGAGTGCCACGAACTTGACGGGCAGCGCATCGACATCGGCTGGATCGGCCCAGTCACCCGCATTGTGGATGGAGAGCCGGTTACCGATGCTCGCTTCCATGCGAACCTGCGCGTAGCCGGGGAACTCACTCCGGAACAGATTGAGGCCCTTCCCATTCTCGATCCACCTCCATCAAGTCCGATGAGGGTCTGGGCCTAACCAGGCTGCGACATGACCCTAGAAACAAACAACGCAACCGTACACCTGTCCTTCCGAGATTGGATCGCCATTGGCGCAATCGCGGTCACGATCCTTATCTCCCTTTTGGCGTCATACCTACACCACGATAGATTGCTGGTGCAGGTATCTACGCAACAGCAAGCCATGTCACACCGCCTCGACCGTATTGAGGCCAACCTTGATAGGAGCAAACCATGAAGTTCTTTGAAACCAACAGTTGGAAGACCACGGGCGCTGGTTTGAGCGCGATCCTCATTGCCGTCGGCTCGGCCATCAAGGCCCTGACCGACAACGATCCAGCCACGACCATCGACGTCGGCTCGCTGGCGGCAGCCCTGATGGCCGGCATCGGCCTGATCTTCGCTCGAGACAACGACAAGACCAGCAAGCAGGTCAAGGCTTGACCTGGCTGGGAGACGTCATACGTGGCATCTTTGAAGCAATCCTGCGGCTCTACGGCGGTTCGATCGGAAAGACGGTCGCCAAGGACGCTGTTCGCGACGAGGCTGCTCTGCGCCGCGCTGGCTCTCGCATTCGTTCATGGATGCAGTCGCGTGACCTTGGTCAGCGAGGGGGCTCCGATCAGGGTCGGCCCGGAGACCAAGGCTAGGGTTTATGTCTACGAAGACGGGCAATGGGTCCTGTCATCTCACCAGGTGATCGTTCCAGAGGGCTGGTACTGCGTGCCGCCCTCCTACGTGGAGAACAAGTAATGCCGACAACGATTCAGATCCGAAGAAGCACACAGGGTGAATGGAACACCAATAGCAGCGTTGTTCTTCTCGCGGGAGAGGCTGGCTACGAAACCGATACCGGCAACGTCAAGATCGGTGATGGATCGACTACGTGGGCGAACCTGAAGTATCAGTTGCCATACAACACCGGAGCGCGTACTTCGGTACTCACTGACACATTGACCATCGACAACGCCAACGATCGCGTTGGAATTGGCGCTGGTTCTCCGACAGAGAAACTGTCTGTTGGTGGCAACGCAGCCGTCAGCGGGAACATCACTGCTGGTGGAACGCTCGCAGTTACTGGAAACACCACGCTCACCGGAGATCTGGCTGTCAATGGTGGTGACATCACGACTAGCGCATCAACTTTGAATGTCGCAACTACCACGACATCAACGCAAACCGTCAATATCGCTACTGGTGCAACTGCAAACGGTGTCACGAAACAAGTGAATATCGGAACTAATGGCGTAACTGGATCGACGACAAATGTCGAACTCGGAAGTGCTGGTGGTGGAAGCACATTTGTTAGAGGCAATGCTTCTGTTGATGGAACGCTAACTGTCCAAGGATCCACGACGCTGGGTGGAGCCACGACGCTGGGTGGAGACCTTGCGGTGAATGGGTCAACCAGTGCAGATATCACAACGACCACAACCACCGCATCGGTATTCAATACCACGGCAACAACGCTAAATGTCGGTCAGGCCGCTACTGCATTGTCGCTTGGAGCAACGACTGGTACTGCAACCATTCGCAATACAACGACGAATATCAATGGTTCGGCAAATGTCGGCGGAACTCTTGCTGTTGTTAGCACTACCGAATTTACTGGCGCTCCGTCTTACGCAGCAGATCCAGCATCAGGCAATGTTCTGGCACGCAAATCGTATGTGGATTCGCAACTGCGAGTTGGTTCTGTGGTGATACTTACAGCATCAAGCAGAACTGATTTTCCAGACAATTCTGGTGGCACTTTCACGCCCGGGATTGCAGATCCCGGAATGGACACTGCTGGAATTGCAGGAAAACCAAGCAGTTGGACTGCGTCCATTAGTGGAACAAATATGTCTGTTCAGGCAAGCGGAGGAACTTGGTTTGGCGTTTATATGGTTTTTGATTCAGATGGCAATTCTGCTCTGCGATATGCATATCAAAACGGGACAGACACTACGGTTTATGGAATTGCAAATACCGGAATTACCGTGATTCTCGTCCGAACCGCCTGATGCCATACCTCCCCGGCAAACTTCCCTACCGTGGCTGGATCACGGATTGCCCGTACACGAGTGTGCCGGATGGGTATAGCGTTGACATGCTGAACATCCTCCCGGCGGATCCATTCCGCAGGAGGGTTCGCCTCGGCACCAGGCCGGCGATCAATCGCATCTTCAAGTTCGCTGGCGGAGCGCAGATCCAATGTTTGGTGCGCTGCATCTCCTACAACGGAGATCCCCCAGTTCGCAAGGATCGCGTATTCATCATTGCTGGCGGCAAGGCGTACTACATGGATGCCAACGCCACGGCTCCGACGCAGATCACGAGAGTGAATGGAACCAGCAATGTCACTGCCGCGCAGTTGAATACGACCGGCAGGGTTTCTGCCACGCAGCGCGGGCAGTATCTGTACCTACTCGACACTACGTATTTTGGCACGGCGCCAAATACGCGCAGTGCATACTGGAAGATCGATCTTCTCGATTCCAACTTGGAACTTTCCCACTGGCACCATGATGGAAATGGTCCAGAAGACAGGATCCGAAAGCAGATCGGGTCAAACTATTACTTTGCACAAGCAATCCATCGCTTTGGCGCGCGCATCATGCTCGCGGGAGTCAAGGGTCTTGAGAACGTATGGTTTGGATCGAGAATCGATGATCCAGACATTTGGCTTGCCGATGCGACTCCGACCACTGGGCACGCGATTGCAGGAAATGTTGCCGAAACGACCATTGGTCCTGCCGGAGACGAGATCATTGCGATCATTCCGCTTGGCGAACAGTCGCTGTTGTTTGCCGGCAAGCGAAGTCTGACATACCTGACTGGCGATCCGTCGGTCGATCCGGCAAACACGAGACTCGCTGTCCTGTCAAACACGATCGGAATTGTGGGTCCAAAGGCATGGTGCGAAGGTCCCGAGAAGAGCGTCTACATGCTCGGACAAGATGGCCTGTATCGCCTGCGGCCCAACGACTTCAGCGTGGATCGAGCAAACTTGGTGAGCCTGAACAAGTTGGATTCGTGGTTCAACCAACTGCGATTCGATCTGCTGGATCCGGTGCTCCATTATGACGTAGAAAGGCGTGGAGTTTGGATCTTCCTGACACGAACAGACGGACCAGCCAACTCAACGCATCTGTTCTATAGCGAACAGACGGATGGCTTCTTCCCCATCAAACTCTATGACCCAGAGATGCCCGGCGTGACGAATGCGTGCCAGGCTCCGACATCTGATGGACGCAACCAAATTATGATGTGCGCCTATGGATCGATGCTTGGGTTCTTCGATCAGAGGCTCGTGTCTGGTGTAGACGGATTCCCGGGTAGCGGGTATTCGGATCCCAGTGCTGCTGGACCAACGACCGATGCCGCGCGCACTGCCCAATTTATTCGCGCGCAAGTGAGCATCGGTCCGATGATCGCAACACAGCCAAGCCTGGTGATGATCAAGGAAATTCAGGTCGAACTTGGAATTGATGACTATCTAGAAGTTGAAGAAATCGAAGGTCTCGCTGATCGCCCATACGCAGAACTGCATTGCGCCGAAACTGCAATGGAGTCGATCGCGGCAGATACCTCATCTGTGCTGTTTCAGGATTTAGATGAAGTATTCGACGGCAACGAGCCTGGCACTGGAATCGATGGCAATGGTGCTAGTGGAGCGTATGACTGCCACTACGCCCTGCGAGCAGCAGGGACATACGCTTCTCAAGACTCGTTTGTCGCGCTTGTGGATCGCAAGTACTACAGCCTTGGGAACTTCTATGTGCTCGAGCGCATCGGCCTTGAAACCGTGCAGGATGAAAGCCTGGTAGTTGGAAATTGGTACGAGATTGCCACGGCTGGAACTACGACATGGACCGCGATAGGCGCATCTGCAAATACCGCCGGCACGAAGTTTCAGGCTACCGGGGTTGGTTCTGGCACAGGAACTGCCAAGACTCTTCGATGGATCATTCGATTTGTGAATGCAACAACCGCGAATGGCGCATCCTCGCAGGTCGTACTGTTTGCCCAGAATGCTGGAAGCACTGGCATCGTGAGTGACGATGTCGAGGTCGGCTTGTACAACATGCTGACAAATAACACTTGGAGCGCATCCGCGACCGTTACTGCGACCGCTGACATCAGCGACTTCGGTTCGGCTGATATCACGAACCTCGGCAATCTGCGCGAGGGAATCAATAACCGAATGCGAGTTCGCAAGCGAACTGGTGCTGCTTATCTCCGGATCTTGACGGAGGGATACCCATTCGCCATTGAGCGAGTCGCTGCATATGTGGATCCGACAAGCGCACGGCGCGAGGTTGTCGCAGAATCAGACGCGCCGCTATGGAGGCCAACCTAATGGAACCAATCACAGCACTCGCAATTGGCGGCGCAGTCATGGGTGGCGGGAGCATCCTTGGCGGAATCTTTGGCAAGAAATCAGCCGATGCCCAGCAGAAGCGGCTTGAGCAGTTGCGCGCACAAGCAAACAAGGAATACTCCGCACTCGGCAAATACAGCACTGCTGAAGGGCAGAAGATCCTTGATCAGTTTCTGACAGAGAGGTCTGCGAATATCGCGCAATACAAGCCAGAGTACGAGTCGCTCATCGCTGACTTTGATTCTCGGTACAAGGAACTGTCAACGGCGTATTCCGCAGGAATGCGAGATGTGTACTCGCAGTTTGGTGGCGGAATGGGCGAGATAGAGCGGCGCTATGAGTCCGGGATGGGAACTGCATACCAAACCATGGCCGGAGGTCGTGAAGCAACGCTTGCGACGATTCGTAGAGCGACACAATCATCTGTTGCTAGGGCAACCCAATCGCAGGCATTGACCGGACTTGGCGGTACGACGTTCGGCCAGGCTGCCTTGTCCGCACTGGAACAAGAGGGTGCTCTTCGAGAAGGCGTGGTGCAGGAGCAGTATGCGTCACAACTGGCACAGATGCAGGCGCAGACCACTGCGGGACTGACCGGACTGGCGCAGCAGCGCGTTGGTGGTCTGACCAATTTGGAAAGGGAACGAATCTCTGGAGAGCGCCAGATGGGTATTGCTGGGTTGACTGGCAAGGTCGGTATGCAAGAGTCTTTCTTGAATCAGATGCTCGGCCAAGCACAACAGACAACCGCTTCAGCCGCCGGAATGCGGCAAGACATTCTCGGCAAATATACGAGCATCGAGGGCCAGCGCATTGGAGCGAGCCTTGGAATTGGTCAGCAACAGGCCGCACAATCCGGAGCGGGTTGGGCCGCCGCAAGCGGAGCCATGGGTGGAATTGCAAGCGGACTTGGTGGCGGCCTGATGATGGGCGGCCTCCTTGGCGCATTCGGATAATTCAAGGAGCAATCATGTACAAGCCAGAACCAAGAACAAGTCCATTTCCGCCAGCCGATCAAAGCCAATCATCTGGCATGGGAAACCGCGCTCTTGCGTTGGCAATCATGTCTGGGTTGGCAGGAGCCGGCGCAGGCATTGCAGCATCTGATCCGCGTCGCCCATATGCAGGTTTCGGAACTGGCATGGCAGCAGGCGCGGCTGCGCCACTGTCATTCGCCACGGCGGGATTGCAGCAGGCATTCAAGCAGCAGGCCCAGTTGGAGAACCTTGCGCTCGATGAACAGACTGCCGCGCAGCGTGGTCGAATTCAGGGCATTTCGGAGGGCGAGCGTGCTCGTGCTCGGGCTGGTTCTCGACGTCAGCAGGAGCGCGAAGAGTCGCAGGAGGACGTCGAGGACTTTGTTTCAGGCGTGTCGTTTATGACTCCGGACAACAAGGTATTCCTTGGCTCAATCGCGCAGGGTATGGCGCAGCAGTCTGCCACCCAGCGCGCCGCACAGTACTTCCAGCGCGGGGGTCAGTAATATGAACCTTCCAGAATACATTCAGAATGGTCTACAGGCTGGTGTTGCCATGGCCGGCCAGATGCCGCAGTCCAGTATGGGAGCACTGTCTGGCATCGAAGAAGGCGACATCCCGCCAGAGACGAAGAAGTTCGTAGAGCGCGCAGATCAAGATTCGTCCATTTATGAACCAAGCCCGATGGTTTCCGGACCAACCTCGTTTCAGCGCGCTATTGCGGGCATTGAAACGGGCGACTATCAGGGTCTCGAGATGCTGGAATTTGGGTCTGCTCGAGGCCAGCCGGCGGTAGCGTTCAAGGACGAGGATGGACAGCGGCAGGTGATCAAGGTCACCATGCCGCAATGGATGGCAATGATGGAGATGCGTTCTCGTGGCCGCAAGCAATTGCAGGACGCCGTGAAACTCGATGCCACCAAGAAGGCGCTGAAGCCGCAGTTCGACAGTCTGTCCCGAATGGCCCCTGGCTATGAGGATCCAGTGGTCAAGCAGGCATACTCCGACCTGTATGAATTGGCTCCACAAGACGCCATCAAGATTCTTGGAGGAAGCGTCGGAAAGACTGCTGGCGACGCGATTTATCGCGGCCGCGCAGTTACTGACGCCGAGGGCAAGGCGTTTACTGCGCTCGACAAGCGCATGTACGACAATCGCGCTGCGCGCCTAGATGGGCTGGTCCAATCGACCAACGACACCGCAACTCGCCAAGGCGTCGGCATGCTTCGGAATCTGATTCGTCCTCCGGAAGCATCGTCGATGCCCCCGGATATGACCGTGCTCGATTGGATTCAGCAGAGCGGAATGGGTCCGCTGTCCGTCGCCAATCTGATCCAGCAAATGACCATGGTCAACGGGATGCCGAGCGTGTCAAAGCCGGTCATCCCGCCAGTTCGAGATGCGTCTGGTGAGTACAACCCGAATCAGTTGATGCAGTTCTCGTCGCAGTTCAACAACGTGGTTGCCAACGATTTGGGCTGGGCTCCGATCGATCTCCGAAACGAAATGCACCTAGACTCGATGATCCGTGCATTGGATCAGTACAACGGTCAGCCTCCTGCCGCTCGGGCTGGGATCCAGCCGACCGTGCAGCCGCGACCGCAGGTGGACCGATATGCGATGCCGGAATCGCAGTCCAGAGCCACGGCTGCTGGAGATGATGCCGCAATGATTCTTGAGCGGTATATGGGTGATGCGGTAAAAGGTCAGCAGTTCGACTCTCCAGACGAAAGGCAGTACCAAATGGGCCGCATGATGATTGCCGCATACAAGGAAAATCAGCGCCGCCAAAAGGCGAATGAGCCGCCACTCGACTACCCGCCAAAGGAGGTCGTTGATCGCTTCTACGCCCTGCTCCAGGCGGGGTCCGCCAAGTGAGCCAGTTCTCAAACGCATTCGATCGCCTGCGATCGGAGTTGGATGTTGAGCCGAAGAGCGATCCGATGGAGCGCCTGCGTCGCGATATGCGCCTAGAAGAGTCGCCTGGCTATCGGTCTGAAACCGAACAGTCTGCCAGATCCGTCGGTGCATTGGGCATGGCATCGTTGCAGGAACTGGCGTCCATGGCCTTTACTGGTCCGGGGCGTGTCGGCACGCCGCCGATTGCCACCGCGACCATTCTCACGGAGACGTTTGGCAAGGAAGATCTGACTCCGGAGCAGCGATCAGAGCGCGCGCAAATGTCTGAAGGCATGATGGCTCGCGCTGCGGAAGAGGGCGGGACGCTGGAGCAATTGAAGTATGGTGCCATCAAGGCCGGCGCTGGAAAGGTTGCTTCGACGGCTCGCGGCGTTGCGCTGCTGACGCCACTTCCATTCGGCGCGCGAGATACGTTCGAGGCTGCCGCAGTCGGTATGCAGGAGGCCGCGACGCCAACCCTTGACACTGTGCCAGTCAAGATAGCGGAAGCCACCACGCAGGGCGTCATAAGTCTCGGAACCTTTATTGCTGCACCTTGGCTGATGGGCGGGCAGATGTTCCTTGAAGGCGCTGGCGGAGGCGTGGCGCAGTACGAGGCGCAGAGAATCGAAGAAGGCGGCGCTCGCACGGAAGCCGGCCGAATCATGTACGGCCTGGCTGCTGGTGGCGTAGAGGCTGCTACCGAAACTCTTGGAAACGTGGTTGGTGCGAAGATCGCGAAGTCCACGGTTGGAAAACTGCTGGATCCACGGACGTATTACCGCGAGGCATTGGCGGCGAAGAAGATCACCGCAGCGCAGTTCGCACAGGAAATGCAAAGGCTTGGACCGGAGGCCCCGCTGTGGCAGGTCGGAAAGGGCTTGGCCGCAGCGTATTCGACAGAGTTCGCGGAGGAGGCTGGTGCGGAACTGGGCGGCGAAGGCATTGCTCGCATCAGCGGGTTCCGGGGACGCGATGCCGCGACGCTTGCTCTCGACACAATTGAGTCGGGCGTGTACGGCGGTCTTGGTGGTCTTGGCGGACAGGGCGTTGCGATGCCCGTGTTTGCGCTACAGGCTGCTGGAGAACGTGGGGACAAGCGCGCGAAGATCGTCTCCTACCTGAAGAACACGGAATACGAAGATCCCGAAATCTGGACAAAGATCGCCCCATCCAAGATTGCGGCGATGCGTTCAATGACTCCAGACGAACAGGTTGCCGAAGTTGAATCGAGTCGCCAGGCTGCACTGACTGCGCGAGCCGACCTTGGAATGTCTCTGGCACAGCGCGCAGACATGGAGCGCAAGCGTGTTGAGTTGGCACAAAAACTCGCAGCAGCACGCAAGCGAAAGTCTGCGGATGCTGTCACGAAACTGGAATCACAGATCGGAGAAGTGCAGACGCGACTGGATGCGCTCGAGCAAGCCACATCAGTCTTGGCCGCAGACGCCACTGCTGCTGAAACTGCGTACCTTGCTGCCGCCGCCTTCGGCGCTAGCAATGCGCCACAGGCTGCACCGTTGCCGCTTGATGATGTGCTTGCAAACCACAACGCGACGTCGGTCAATCCGTCCACGGAATCTGATAAGGCTGCCCTTACCGAACTGACGAATCTTGGATACAACGTCGTGTTCTACACGGGCGGAGATTCGGATCAGCAGGATGCGTTCTACGATCCGACATCTCCAAACACACTGTTCATTCGCGCCGGGCAGACGTCTGCGGCGAGGGCGATCAGCCTCGGATACGAAGAAGCGATTCACGCTATCCAGTTCACCGACGCGGCATTGTGGTCGAAGTTGCGAAAGATGTTCGACGAGCAATCGGTGATCGATGCGGCCGTCGAATACTTCCAAGATCAGACATCGGCTGTTGACGTCGCAGCGCAACGCGCAGCCATGCAGGCCATGGCTCGTCCAGAGGGTCCACAGCAGCCCGCCGCGCTCGCGCAGTTGCGAGCCGGCCAGGCACTTGTCGAGGCCGAAGGTACGGCGAACGAACTGCGCGCTGGCGTGCAGGCGATGTTCCAGACGGGAAAGGCTCCTGGCCTACTTGGAAGGATCATTACCCGCATGGGTCTGCGGGGCCAGCAAGCGGCCACGGCATTGCGAGTGCGTTCAGAAATTATCGCGTCGGCCAAGCGTCGATCGACGCCGCAGCAAACGGAACTTGGGCAGCGAGTGCGCGAGGCGTTCGCAGTCATCCGATCTCGCGAACAACTTGACGCGGATGCAAAGGCCGCAGTGCAGGCAAAGCAGGCCGCACAGGCTGCTGCACAGGCAGCGCCGGCAGCGCCGGCAGCGACGGCAGCCGCACCAGCAGCAACTACGACAGCACCAGCACCCGCTACGGCGACCGCGACCACTACGACCACGGCCCCGGCTCCGGCACCATCCGCCGCGCCTGCGCCGGCCACGCCTGCACGCTCCGCGAATTTCCTCGAGAGCGTCAATGACGCGCTGGGTCAGATCCGCAGTAAGTCTCCAGACTTTGCACTGGGAGTAGACGCCTACTCCATCGTTGAGAAATTGCAAAAGCCCGAGACCGCGCAGACTCTGACCCAGCGAGAACGAAAGATCGGCGAGCGCATTCAGCGCATGCTGGTCAAGAGGTTTGGTGAGGACGTCACGAGCCTTTGGGCCAAGCGGCCGCCGCGCCTGTATCCGGAATTGGCGGCACTGAATAACCGATATGAATCGGGTATTGGTGGCGACTACATGACGGCGGAAGATCTCGCGGATGAGATCGAGGGCCTTGACGATTCTGGTGCAGCCATTCCTCCGGCTGTCCTAGACGCCGTCAAGGCGTATCGCACGGCTCGTGGTGAAGAGTCTGGTGAGTTCGGTGAACGTGGCGGAACGGATGTGGATGCGGCGGACGCCCTCGAGCAGGCGGTAGCCGAGGCATCTAGCGAGCGCGCGGAGCCAATTGAACCACCAGCACCAGCGACCGCCGTGACGCTAGAGGCACGAAAGCCACGTCAGCAGAAGACCGTAGACCTCATGGAGGCGGATCCTGTTTCAGCACGCGAATCCCTAGGTCTCGTCGGACAAATTCCACTGACGAAGTCCGGGACTCCGACCAAGGCTGGCGCGAATAAGACTCGAGATGTGGGACTCGCATTGTCCCGCCGCACGGTTCGTGCCGGCATGCAAATTGGTCGCAAGGATTATTCGGATCGCGCTGCTAACACACTGGCTTCATCTCTTGCAAGTGAAGTCGAATATCACCTGACCAACTCTGCCGAATCTGGAACTGGCGAAGGGTGGTACAGCACCAACTGGCCGAATGCGGTCTCGCGCTTGGCCGCATATTTCCCAGAACTTGTCGCGGCAAATAAGGCGCGAAAGGCACAGGCTTCAGCCAGGCAGTATCGCGCAGTCTTGACGGCCTTCATTGCCATCTACTCGAATGGCGAAAAGGTGTCGATCAACCTAAACAACGCCATTGCTGCATATGGCAAGTGGCGGTCTGGTAAAGCGCCAAGTTCGATCAACATTGGTTCGCGCCGGGATATGGAGTCCGGGCTTGCTGCAATCGAGGAAGTGCTCTCGCAGTTCGGAATGGAAGGATTTGAATCCCACTTGCGTGAGACGATGACCGTCCGAGAGATCAACAAGGCGCTTCGCGAAAAGGGCGAAGATGCCATGTCCGACTACCCGGCAGACGCCACGCTTCCGCTCGCCGCGTTCTATTTCGGAGCAAAACTTGGCGCGTTCTATGCCAACCTGATGGGCGACGCCGGCTATCTGACCATGGATCTGTGGTGGTGCAGAACCTTCAACCGTATGCGTGGGCAGTTGAAGACCACCATTTCGCCGCAGCAACTCGAAGCCTATCGAAAGAAGATGGGTCTCCCATCGGCCATGTCTCGCGCGGCGATTTTGAAGCGATCGGACGAAGCGCGGAAGCCGTATGAGGCTCGCAATTTCCAGTCTCGACTCGAACAGATCATGGGTCGCAAGGCGGGCAAGAATGCCAAGGAACGCGCCAAATTCGAGAAGGATGCAAAGGCCAAACTCGGATCGAAGTTTGTCGCGCTATTCCGCGAGCATTCACGAGAGAAGGCAAGCAACACGATTGCGAAGAATGCTTTCGACCAAATGGAAGAAGCGCCGTTCGGTGCTGCCGACCGGGCATTTATGATCGACGTGGTTCGCCGCGTTCAGGGTATTCTTGAAGAGCGCGGACTGGAACTGACCATTGCCGACATTCAGGCAGCAGCCTGGTACTACGAAAAGGATCTCTATGCAAAACTCACAGGCAAGTCAGGCGAGCGAATCGGATATGCAGAAGGAGTCGATGCGTGGATTGCCGAGCGCAAGCGTCACGGAAATCGTCCCTTCGGACGGCTTGTTCGCGGCATGGCGCAGGGCGTTCAGCAACCTTCCGCCAAAGGAGCGAGCGAAGCAGATGGTCGAGTTGATGAAGGGCGCTCTGTCCGCCCGGAACAGCGCCGCACCCTCCTCGCCCTCGACGCCCGCCGAGTAAGTCACGAGGCACGTCCACAACTCCCAGTCGGCTTCTACTCCGCCCTGATTCGCGGCGTCGATTCTCTCGTTGCCAATTCGATGTCTGCTGATGGATGGAAGCAGCAGATCAAAATGCTGACGAATAGGGGGCTCGTGAAGCAGACTGAAGTCGAATGGTCTGGCATCAATGAGTGGCTAGACACCCAGCCTGGAAAGGTCGAGAAGGCCACGGTCGCAGAATGGCTTGCGGAGAATGGGGTGTCGGTTCAGGTTCTTCGATTCACGGACAAGGCTCGGAGACCAAACCTCGTAAAACGATATTCCGAATACGTTCGCGAGACTTACGTAGATGAGGATGGTGTTGAGCAAGAGGGAACCCTCGAACATGTAACAACACTGTACGACGAGAACACAGACCATCAGTTTGAAATCTTCCATGACGAGGATGCTGGCAATGTCCGTGTTGTTGTTGACGGAGTTGAGCACCTTGAAGTCAAGGCGAAACTGAACAACCAGCGGTATGAAGACGCCATGATGGCGATCACGGAATTCCTTACAAAAACACCGAAGGGATTCGATGGCAGGGCCGGCTTTGAGGAGTACAGAATTCGTGGGGCTGGAAGTATTCAGAAGGCCAACTACAGAGAACTTACTGCCTCACTTCCAGATGTCTACGCAAATCGCGCTGTGGTAGAGCCCTATATCTACGAGCAGCATATGCTGTATAAGCGCGATGCAGATATCAATCGCCTGTATCACATCCGAATGGAAGACCGTCAATCCACTGACGGCAAGAAGATTCTGTTCGTGATCGAGATTCAAAGCGACTGGGCGCAGAACATCAGGCGTGGCGAACGAATGGAAGGTGGCGCGCGCGCCGACGTCTACGATCGATTCCGAATTGTCGATATTGACACGAAGCAGGTCGTGTCTCGGCATGCGACTGACAAAGACGCTCAAGAAGAATTCGCCCGTAGGGGTTACGGCGAGTTGGATAATCTGAAATATCGCGTTGAAGAATTCCCGCCCGATGCTCCGTTTGTCGGAACAACCGATGCCTGGCTTGCGCTTGCACTCAAGCAGATTCTGCTGGAGGCCAAGGACGGTGGCTATGACATGATTGCATTTGCCAAGGGCAATCAGGTCAACAACATGTTTGGCAGCGTTATGTCTGGCGCTCGAGGCAATGGAAACCTCAAGTTCTATGACGAGATTTTGCCAGCCGCCATCTCCAAGTTGATGAAGAAGATGGGTGGACCAGCGTTGTCAAAGGTCCAGATCAAGGGCGCGAAGGGAACGCAGGACGTTCGCTTTGACTTCAATGATCCAATCGATGTCGAGGACTTTCTTACAAATGTTGGGGCAGAGGGCCTGGAAGATCGCGACTATGGAAGAGATGTTGAAGATCGTGATGGCACGCGCGTTATCGCAACACTCGACTATGTGGATGTTGGACTGTTCAAGGAGTTGGCAGAAGACGCCAACGGAGAGTTGACGGTTGTGAAAACATATCCGAGTGAGGCCACCCAACCATCTCTGGAACTGACTCCAAAGTTGCAAGAGACATTGCAGGCCCCCATTGCACTGTTTGCTCGCAAGCCAAAGCGCCAGGAATCCATGGCGTATGGGATTGGACGCCGCTCCGGCCAAGTCGCCGGCGTGATGCGCGGCCGCAAGGAAGGCATGCGCGAGCAGCAGGATCGCGAGCGCGTGAAGCAGGTATCGGAACGACGGAACATGCGTGCCAAATTCAAGCAACGGCTTGAAGATGTCATGGAGCGCATTCGCCGCGACGCCGATCGAATCGGTGATCTTCGCGACAGGCTCGACGCGGCAGATCGCGCGGCTCGTGCGGACAAGGTTGAACTCGCGGAGCGCATGGATCAGCAGACCCTGCTGGCATGGTTCTCCGGCATGCAGAAGGGCAATGTCGCCGGCTACAACCAAGCCAAGAAGGACATGGAGCAGATTCGACGCGAGGTCGTTTCGATCATCGCCATGCTGCCACAGAGCATGCGCGGCTCCTACAACCTAGCGATTGCGACAATGAAGCAGTCGGATGCTGGAGTTCTCAAGATCTCCCAGCAGGTTGTGCGCGACCTGGCTACAGCCGATGCGATTGATGTCGTGAATCAGATCGTCCGAACTCGCAAGCGAGTCAAGAAGGCTGGCATGCGAAACGAGACGCGAGCATCCATCGATGCGAATCTTGATGCGGCACAGGCAATGCTGACGAGCGCGGGTCGCCGGCTGAAAGAATTCACCACGTCCGCAGATCTTGTGCAGCGGACCAATGCAGCCAACGCATTGCTCGAGCAGGCATTCGATGACTATGACATCGAGCGTCGTGAGTACCGCGAAGGACGAACGGAGATGGCGGAAGTCGCCGCGCAGGATGCTGCCCAGTTTGCCGACACGATGGATGGGGTGGCTGGCCTTCCCGCCGAGCCGCTTGCAGAGCGTGCTCCGCAGCGCACGATTCCGCAGCAGGTAGCGATCCGCAACGCCGATGCATACACCCTCATGGAGAAACTTGAGGGATCGCAATCCGGGATCATGGGAAAGATCTGGGACACCTTGGCAGCAGCCAAGGACACCATGTTCAAGGCCCGCAGAGAGATCGACCGATCGATCGAGGCGGCCCTTCGTGCCGCTGGATATGCAGGGTATGACGGGTATGCGGCTCGCGCCGCCGGCCTGTATGGTGATGCGTCAGCCGAGACCACGGTTGTCCGCATGGCTGGTCAGGACGTGACCATGTCGGTGGACAAGATGCTCAACTTGGCGGCGCTTGATCCGGATACGGTTTCGACGTTGACCGACGAGCAGAATCCCGATCAGCCAGGCAGCGGGATCGTGTTCGATACGAACCGCCAGGCGACGCCGATCAAGTTTACCCAGCAGGAACACGCCGCCTTGGTGGCAAGCCTGACTCCGCAGCAAAAGCAACTGATCGACGAGATGAAGAACATCCTCGAACAGCGCATCCGACCGGATGTGTTCGAGATTCATTTCCAGCAGCACGGACGTCAGCCCCCGATCGTCGATCGGTACTTCCCACGATATCGCCTCGGAACCGAGGTGCAGGAACTGGGGATCGATTCGGTCAACATGCAGCCGGGGCAGGTGGTACAGACCATGCTGTCCAATGCGGGGTTCCTGAACAAGCGCGTGCAGTCACGCGCATCGCTGGTCATCAGCGGACTGATTCGCGTGATGGACTCGCACGTGGATGAATCGCTTCGCGTCATCCATCTGTCGCTCGCACTTCGGTACGCGCTGACGGTGATGCGATCTGCTGGCGTGCGCGCGAATATCGAACGGATCCTTGGAGACAAGGGAACAGACCTCATCCGCAAGATGCTCTTGAATGGAGTCGGCCTATCAGGCAAGCCGGTCGGAGACATCGTCGAGAACATCAACGCAAACATCGCGGGTGCGAACCTGACGATCAACCCGAAGACTTGGCTGCGGCAGTTGGGTGGCATCGCTCGCCTGTACACCGAGATGAGTACTGCGGCCTTCGCGGCCGGGATGGCTTCGGTCACCACCATGACTCCCGGGACACGGGCGGAGATGGCGCGTCGGGTCGAGGAAGCGAATGGTTACTTCTACGAACGCCACCGTCGCAGCCAGGTCGGTATTTTCGCGAACGTACTTGGCGATCCTCGCCAAGGAACGGAGCAGTGGTCGAATGCTTTGGCTGCTGTGGGCCGCGCATTCGCTACAGCCGGCAACGATCTCGCGGCTGGGCGATTCGCTCGAGCGTCTCGAGACGCACGCCAGGGCGCAAGCGCATTCACGCGAATCATCCGAAGTGCGGACATGTTCCTGCGGACCGTTGACAGGCAGGTGATGTTGGCTGCATTCGCTGGATACCGTTCGGAACTGTCGCGCACGAATCCGAGCATGACCAGTGACGAGTTGGATATGGCTGCGGCGAAGATGGCCGAGGCCGCATTCCGCAGAACACAGAACGTGTCCGATCCGTTGGATGACACAGTTCTTGCAGCCGAAGGAAAGTTCGATAGGGGGATCACGCGCTTCCTGTTCCCATACTCGAGCGATCCACTGAAGGGGCACAACCAATTGCGTCGCGCTTTCTCGAGCCGCGACCCAGAGAAGATTGCGAAGGCGACCGCCGGCGTCGGCATGAACATGCTGTGGAGTGCCGCCGTCAATCCGGCGTGGGCTGCTGCATTCGCAGGATTGTCTGCCCTGCTGGGCGGAGACGATGACGAGGATGAGAAGGCGATCGCGGCGATCCTCACCGAGCGCGAAATGAAGCGCATCGTTGCGCGCATCAGTGCAGAAACAGCAGCCCAGGCTTTGGGGTATCCCGGCACGTTCGCGAACGAGGTGTTGAATGCGGCGCTGCTTGGATTCAGTGGGGCAGCAGAAGGAGTCGGCGAGCCCTTGGTGATTGCATCGATGGGTGAATTGGCACGCAGCCTGGTCGAGGGCAAGTTCCTTGAGGCGGCTACGACTGCGGCGACCATGTCCGGCATTCCCGTTGCCGCGCCGGCTCGGGCTATTGCGGGCGCGCTGCCGAGCAACGTCGCACCAGAGGCAAAGTTGCTGACCTACTACCGCAAACTCCGCAAGGATCGGAAGTTGACGCCTTCGCAGGCACAGCGGCTACAGGTTCTTGAGGCACGCAACAGACTCCGGAAACTTCAAGAGTCTTGAATAATTGCGAATCTTCTCATGTTCGTACTGTACAGCATCCGATGCATGCTGTATGGTTCACCGCATGAGTACGAGCAAGCGTTACACCGCATTGATGATCCTCACGCCGATCGCGAATCGCCTGCGTGCGCTGGCGAAGAAGCGCGGCGAGACGATCTCGAAGTGTCTCGAATGTGTCCTTGGAAATGAGGAATACTCAAGCATGGACAAGGCGAACGAGCCATTGGTTCGCACTGGTCAGGGTGACTACGAAACGGTGATTCGACCCACCGACATCTAAAAATAGCCCGCCGTCCGATTGGTCGAAACGGCGGGCCTGAATTGGAGTTTCAAATGTTTGAGCCACAGGAGTGGCCGAGCGTCGAGTACGACTTGGCCGAGTCAGTATACCACAGCCTCAACTACATGAGTGCATCGAGGTTGAAGGTGTTGAGTTCAGGGACATCCCTGCACCTTGATCACGAGATCCGGAACCCGCGCGAAGACAGTGATGATCTGATGATCGGGCGCGCGCTTCACACGTTTGTCCTGCGGCGTCTCGCCTTCGACTCGGAGTTTGCAGTGATGCCGAAGGTCGATGGTCGCACCAAGGAAGGCAAGGCAGCCAAGGAACAGTTTGCGCTCGAGGCTGCGGGCAAGTCCGTCCTGACAACCGATCAGGCCGCGCAGGTCGAGGCTATGGCCTTGTCCATCGCTGCACATCCGGAGGCGTACAACCTGCTTCGCAACCTCCCTGGACGCGAAGAGGTCAGCGTGTTCGCAGAGATCTACGGCATCCAGTCGAAGTCGCGAATGGATCGCATCTTGGATATCGATGGATCGCGCGTGATCTGTGATCTCAAGACGGTGCGAGACGGAGCCGGCAGGCGCGACTTCGAGCGCACCGTGTGGACGTATAACTATGGTCTTCAGGCTCTCATGTATTCGCGGATGGCGAACGCGGCGGGGCTGGGTCCGATCTCTGACTTCGTGTTTGTGGCGGTGGAGAAAAAGGCTCCGTATGCGGTCGCCTGCTATCGCCTTCGAGACGAGGTGCTTCAGGCATTCGGACCTCGACTCGATTCGCTGATCGCGAAGTACAACGACTACCTCGAAGCCGGGCCCGTGGGCTACACGGGCATCGAAGACTTGGCCGTGCCCGCGTGGGCGCTGCGTGAACTGGAATCTGAAATTGGAGAAAGCAATGTCTGACATCGTGAAGAAGAACATGGCAAACGCGATTGAACAGGTCGTGATCGGTGGCGACCTGTCGAAACTGACCGCAGAGCAGCGCGTCGCATACGTCCGCACCGTGTGCGATTCGCTCGGCGTGAACCCGGCAACAACCCCGTTTCAGTACATCGTGTTGAACGGCAAGTTGACCCTGTACGCAACCCGCTCGGCGAGCGAGCAGTTGCGGAAGATCCACGGCGTGTCGATCGCTCCTTTGGAGCGTTCGATGATGGCGGAGGCGGGCCTGTATCAGGTGGTGGCTCGAGGCAAGGATGCGACTGGTAGAGAGGATGAGGCGAGTGGAGTCGTGACGATCTCCGGGCTGAAGGGCGAGAATTTGGCAAACGCCATGCTGAAGTGCGAGACGAAGGCCAAGCGCCGCCTGACCCTCTCGATCTGCGGGCTCGGCTTCCTCGACGAGACCGAGGTCTCTGACATCCCCGGGGCGACCATGCCAACGGCCGCTCCGGTGTCGGTCGCCAAGCCCGCGCTTGAGAGCGCGCCTGGCCCAGTTGCCAAGTCTGTCGGAAGCGGTCTCGCAAAGTTGCGCGAGAAGGTCGCTTCGGCTACCGTAGTCGAGCAGGACACTCCATCCACGAGCCCCCGGAAAGGCGGGGGTGCCCCGGTTTCAATGCCGGCGAGCGCCCCCGCTTCCGAGGATGAATCGGATGATGAGGGCGATGAGTACATCTCGGTGACGTTCAGGTACGTCGATCGCAAGCAGACCAAGAAGGGCAACGACTACGTCGCGGCGAAGACCGCCGACGGGTCGCGCTACGTCTGCTTCGATGAGAACCTCCTCGACACGATCGAGGAGACCAAGGGTCAGGCGATCCGGGTTCTCGTGGAGCCCGGCGATGGCGGGAATCCTGACCGGATCCTTGAGATCCGATCCGGCGCGGCGGCTGCGGAGCAGCGGCACGTCGAGGTGCCAGTGGATCACATCCCGTTCTAATGCCTTGCGGGGGTCGCCGGCGCGACGGAGCCGGCGGCCCCTGCTTTCCACTTTGGAGGAGCACATGAATGAGTTGGCACTTTTCGCAGGCGCTGGTGGCGGAATCCTTGGCGGCCACCTGCTCGGATGGCGCTGTGTCTGCGCCGTTGAGTATGACCACTATGCACGCAGCGTTCTCATGGCACGACAGAACGACGGGTGCCTCCCGCCGTTTCCGATATGGGATGATGTCAGAACCTTTGATGGACGCCCATGGAGAGGTTGTATTGACGTGGTGTCTGGAGGCTTCCCGTGCCAGGACATCAGCGCCGCTGGCAAGGGTGCAGGAATCAATGGAAAGCGATCCGGATTATGGTCCGAGATGGCGCGCATTGTCGGTGAGGTTCAACCCAGATACGTGTGGGTGGAGAACAGCCCACTGCTTATTGGAAGAGGACTTGGACTGGTCCTTGCTGACCTTGCCGCGATGGGGTTCTCTGCAAGATGGGGAGTTGTTGGAGCGCATCACACTGGAGCGCCGCACAAAAGAGACAGAATTTGGTTGTTGGCCTACTCCGAAAGCGAGCGCGGCGGGACCGGACTTTGCAGCGGTGAAGAGAAAAAAATCAATCAGCCTGCAAACTGCGGTAGCCATGTTTCCGACACCGTGTGCAAGCGAAGGAAGACAGGGATATCAGAATCGAAACAACGGGAAGAAGGGATCACAGAAGAGTCTGACCACGATTGTTCAGGCCGGACCATCCGACCTGGTTGGTGGGAGTCTGAACCCAACGTGGGTCGAGTGGCTAATGGGGTGGCCGCTCGGGTGGACCGATTGCGGTGCATCGGCAACGGTCAGGTTCCGAGAGTGGTGCAGCGCGCATGGAATGACTTGAGTAAGGGTTATAAATGATCTGCCAATCCATCATTTCAATTGCGCTCGGCGCAGACTCGTTCTTCAACTACGGCACATATTCGATCCTCAACAACAGACAGGTGGTGTCCATCCCCGCTGCTCGAACGATCATGTGGGATCGAGGGCAAGCGACGCACCTCGCGCCAGGGGTGTGGATCGGTTACGGCTGGGAGGAGTTCCCCGCCGGAGCGCCTGCGTTGTTCCTGCTTGCCGCGACCGAGTCGGCTCCTGCTCACGATACGAAGGACGTATCGAACCCCTTTGGATTCCTTGAGGCACACCGGCCGATAGGCGATCCCCAAGAATAAAACAGGGGGGCGGCCGAAGCCGCCCCCCAAACCCTTGAATCAGCCCCGCGTCATGCACGGGAGACCCAATATGAGTATATCAAAAGCCCGTGGCAGCCTGCCATGGTTCTCGTTCTATCCTGCCGATTTCCTGTCGAGCACCGCAGATATGGACCCTGCCTGCGTGGGTGCATACATACGCATGCTGTCGTGGCAGTGGGTTCGGGGCGTAATCCCGGACGATAGTGCCATACTTGCAAGGATCTGTGGTGGATTCGATCCACAGTGGTGGGCCCTGATTCGACCGCGATTAGTCGAGGTGTCAGGCGGACTTGCACACCCTCGCCTGCTAGCCGAACGGGAGAAGGGCGAGGCTGTGGCTGCCAAGCGACGCGCCAACATTCAACGCATCAATGATCGTGCCATTCATCGTCCCATTGATCGTGCCATTGAATGCCCCACAACCACAACCACATCCACAACCACAACCCCTCCGGGGGGTGGAGGGGGGCAGGTGGTCATTTCAGAGGCATGCATGCAGGCGATCTGCCGGCGGGAGCGCAAGCCTGAATCCGAGGTGCAGCCAATCGTGGAGGCTGTCCACAGGGTCCTGATCAGGAACCTTGAGAAGGCAGGAGCATCTCCATCCATCACCAATTCCGCATGGCTAGCAGCCATCGATTGGTGGGCGACCACTGGGGTTCGGCCAACCGATTTCATCAAGCAACTGACAGATAACATGGAAGACGCCAATGATGTCGATCGGATCATCGCGTACAGGATTACCAATCGCCACACCAAGCGCACAGGAAAGCGCCAGGCTAGATAGGAAGACCTATGGGTGGGCGGAGAGACCTACCCGTATGCAGGATCGATCTCAATCAATCGTAGGGCCTGATCCATGGGTCGTGCCGTAATCACCACCCGCGCCTTGAACCCAGCCCCCTCGCCGGGAAACCATCGCCGGATCGTGGTCGCGCGGATGTCCCTGTCATCGCGCCACCACCCAGCGGAGGTCAGGCCATCGATGAAGTACTTGCATTTGCCATGGGCATTGTCGGTATCGATCATGCGGCGCGTCGCGCAGTACCAGTCGATGACCAGGGATACCACCTTGATCGGTTGTTCGGGTCCGACAATTGCTCCATACAACGACGCAAGTTGTTTGTCAGACTTGGCTTGCGTGTTCCTAGCACGCCAATGACTGCGCCCGTTTGGCCCCTCGTACTTGGGCATCGGCAGGATGACTCGGAATTCATTCATCTTCAATCCTGCTCGAGAACATGATCGTGTTCACGTTCCCCCCAGTAATGTCCGCCCACGTCTTCACCAAGTACGCGAGCGCCTGCGCCATTCGTGCTTTAGCAGGGTCGCGGCGCTGGGATTCGATGTCCGATACTCGGTTGCAATGCGCGCGCAGAAGATCGTCCAGTTTAGCGACCATACAAGCGCGAACGGATTCTCGCTCATGCGCTTTCTCCACCTCTCGCATCGCCCATTTGATGATCTCCTCCTGGCTCATAGCCTTTAGGTCCGCGACTCGTTCGGTCTGGCTCTTTGCCCTGCGTTCGTTCCATCCAGTCAGTCTTGCTCGCATGTTGGGTCTCCGTCCTGAAGATTGAAGGGTGTGTTTGCAGTTCCACAAAATGAGAGTACCAAACGCCTGCAACTCTTGATCGTGGCTGGATCTGGGTCGCATCATGTACTCGTGCCAAAGGAAATCATCACCCAACCGAAGAAGATCCCGATGCGGAAGCGCGGCTGGAAGGTTGAACATCATGGCTCCAACATCCACGTCGTGAAGATCGAGCGCCCTCGATGCAGCCTCGACTTCGAGCACTGGATCCTGCTGATGGCTGACAACCACGTCGATTCGACCGCAAGCCGGCTGGACATCGAACGCAAACTGCTCGACGAGGCGATCAAGCGCGACGCCACCATCTGTTTCATCGGCGATACGCTCGACTTGATGTCTCACAAAAACGATCCGCGCCACACCAAGGGCGGGCTTCGTCGAGAACTGTTGAGCGACGGGTACTTCGACAAGATCATCGACATGGCGGCCGACCACTATGCCCCGTATGCCAGCCACGTGGTCATGTGGGGCGTGGGAAATCACGAGTCCAACTATCTGAAGAGGATGGAGGTTGACCCTACCGCCAACCTGGTTCGCGCGATCAAGTGCCGCGCTGAAACAGATGCTATCGCTGGGGGATACGGCGGCTGGATCAAGTTCCAGATCAAACTGGGCAACAACTGTAGCGGATACACAGTGAAGTACATGCACGGTGGCGGCGGATCCGCTGCCATGACCGGCGGGACATTGGACTCGAAACGTGTGTACTCCTGGCTCGAGGGAGTCGATTCACTTGTCTACTCACACCTGCACACCTCGAACGTCGTCGGCCTCCAGCGCCTGTACTTGAGTGACCACAAGGGCCACTACGAGGAGAAATCCAGGTACTGCGATTGCATCCGAATCGGCACGACCAAGGATGCGTGGGGCAAGACTGGCGGCGCATATGGGTTCGAGGTTGAGCGACAGTTCGGACCGGCTCCGTTGCGTCAGAAGTGGATTCGATTGAGGATTGAATGGGAGACAAAGCGAGACGGCACACAGATCCGCAGCACCCCGAAGTTGGTGTGGGATGTGATGGATGCCTAC